GCTCCTTGATAAATAAACGAAAGGAAATTAAATGTTGCTCCATTAAAAGTTATACCAGTAGAAGTAGGTTCACTATTTTGAAATCTATGTTGAATAGCTGCTGAAATATCCCCTGAAGCTGGAACCAAACTAGGGTCATAGATTTCTATAAACGTAACTAAAGCAATCGCACTCATTACATTCCTATCCTTGCTCTGGCAGAACGATTATTTTGCATTGATTTCATAGTACGAGTTTCCCCCATTGAAGCACCTTGTTTTGCGGCACTTGCAATGATTTGTCCTACAGCAGACTTAGGAACAAACTCTTCAGAGTTGAAGTTAAGAATAGGGCCAGAGTAAGAAACTGTTGTAGAACTTCCACCGCCTCCACCTGCATAAGACGAACCACCTCCAGCAATTACAGAATCGCCTCTAGCACCTGCTGAATAGCGTTGCATACTTGAAGCCATCTTTGACGCAGGAATTACATATTCGTCTTCTCCAGCCTCTCCTACAAGTCCTACGGTTGGTCTGGTTACATATCCTCCTGAAGCATATTTTATCATCGCTCCTCCTGAAAACGCTTGTTTAGTAGTTAAACCTCCTACGTCAGTAGGCAATGTTGCATTACCTAAAGACGACCCAATTGCAGCAGGAGCGAAAGCACTTAAAATGCTTGTCATTAATTTATTAGCAGCCATTCTTGCAGCCATATCTAAGAAATGATCTGCTATGCGTTTAAACATATTTGCAAACGCTTCTTGAACACTCATTGTTCCACTTATTACTCCTTTAAATGATTCACTAAAAGCATCACCAATTGATTTAGCTGCTGACACTAATTGGAAAGCTGGATCATTTAAAACAGTAAGTTCTTTTTCTAACCTTTCTAATTCTGCATTAACTGATCGCAAGGCAGCTTGAGCAGCTTTATTTGTATCGTTTGTTCTATCTTTTATTTCGTTAAGTTTAACAATAACATCATCTAATTCAGTATTTGTTTTTTCTAAATCTTTAGCCTGATTCGGTTGTTGAATCATTTGACTAATAATAGGCCCAAGTCCAAAGGGAATAGCTCCAGTTCTAACTGCTGCTTTTCTTTGTTCTTCAGCTTTTTCTGTTAATATTTTTTGTTTTCTTATATCTATTAATTTGTTAATAGTTTCCTCTACTCCTTGTTTTTGGAGAGAAACCATAAGACCTGCTTCTTGCTCTATTGTTAAATCTTTCTGTGCTTCTTTTATTGCATTTATAGTAGATTCAAAATCATTAGCCTGAATAGTAGAAGAAAAAGCTGCTGCATCTCCTTGGAATAAAGTTGCTAAACCAGTAGCATCTGGCCCAAAACGCTTAAATTGTGAAGCAACTTGAACAGCTTCTTGTTTTGTAATTCCTAAACTTTTTCCTAATTTTGTTATTTCTTGAGCACTAACACCAGCACTAAATCCCATTCCTTTCATTTCTGTATTCAAATCTCCAATTGCTTTGCGGAAATCAAGAGTTTCTTGAATTTGTTGAGCTAATGCCGTACCAGCAATAGATAACCCAAATCCAAGTCCTCCTCCTAACGCACCACCAGCAGCACCACCAATTCCTCCAAGAATAGAAGCTAAAGGACTTTGACCGAATAAAAGTGGGAATCCACCACCAATCATTCCACTTGTTAACGCTCCACCAATTCTTCCTTGCCTACCTTTTCTACTTGCAAACATTCCTTGAGGATTTGCAAATTTTCCTATTCCAAGACGATTCCTTTGTCGTTGGAAACCAGAACGAAGGGTATTAGGTAATTGTTGTGGCCCATATTGAGCAGCAGTAAATCCTGTTCCTGAAGTAACTGGCCCAAGACCAGGAATAGGAGGTTGGTAAGCAGTAGGCCCAAATAAAGCTTGAGAAGAAAGAATTGAATTAGATTTTTTACTTTCAGCAGCAGTTTTGGCTTGATTAGCATCAATACTTTTAAGTCGTTTAATTTCTTGTCCTGCTCTTTTTGATCCTGGCCCTGCAATAGCTGTTGTTACTAATCTGTCTTCTCTATGACGAGCAGCCATTTCATTGATCCTTCTATTTCTTCTCCGTACTTGTTCTTCTGCTGGTGTCCCAACTTGCCTCATTCCAAAAGGTCTATTTCTATTAGAAATTCCTTTTCTGTTAAACATTGCTCCGCTAGGAGCATTAAGTGAAGTATTTAACCTGATAGAAGCTTCTCTAGTTAATTCAATTTGAAGCTCTAAGTCTTTATATCCATCAATAGCTAGAGCTGCTGAATTTGTAGCGGCCTGACCTATTCCTCCTAAACCTTTAGTTAAATTAACAATTCCTTTAACAGCTACTTCTCCTAGCTTGTTTCCAAAAGCCATATAAGCTACGGCTGCTGCACCTGCCAATTGTGGTTGAGCAGCAATTAATGATCCAAGAGCCGTTAACTTGCCACTTAAAATACCTGTTTTAACTGCAGCAGCTTCAACGCCTTTATTAAATGGATTTAAAGCACTAAAAGCAACTTGTTTTATATTTTTTAATTGATTAACTACACTATTTGCACCTACTCCAAGTCCTAAAGCTCCTACTGCTAAAGCTCTTCTTCCTCCACCCGTTGATACTAAGGTACTTCTTAACTTTGCAAAACCACTCATACTTTTATTAGCTTCATTTATTTCTTTTCTTGCCGCAGATGCTCCTCTACTTATATTTTCAAAACCCTTAGACCTTGCAAGATTATCAACACTTAAAGTTAATTTATCTAAACTACGAAGCAAGGTTTCGTTTGTTTTATTTATTTTATTTAATTGCTTATCTAACTTAGTTAACGCATTAAGATTTTTGACGGCAATTTGTATCTGAGCTTCTGCCGATGCCACAACTTTTTCCCTAACTCATTCCATATTACCTACGTCTTCGAGCTTTTTGCATTTCTTTCTCTTGATCTTCGTTTAACACTTGGAAATAAGCTGACCATCCAACAATTTCTTCCATTGTCATTTGCCTTATTTCAGTTAAAGACTTACCTAACTCTTTTGCTATCCCAAACTGAAGCATTAATAAATTATCTTTTCTTAGCTCTTCGCTTAGTCTTTTGGGTCTAAAGCATCCTCATCATCTGTTAATACTGCCAACATCAACTTTTGCAAGTCAGCATCCTTTACCTCATTTTTTAAAACATCTATTTCTCCCATTTGAAATAACCTTGTTCCACCTTCGTCTTGTGCCTTAGAAATCAACAGTCTTAATGCAAACTCATTTGCATCATCAGACTTAGCTCCTCTTTGTGCTCTTTCTCTTTCTGCCATCGTTAGTGGTGCGACCCACATTTCAAAAATAGATCCATCAGAAAGTTCAACTTCTTTTTTTGTAGCTTCTAAATTTGCTGCTTTCTTTAAACGATCTATCGCTCTCATAAATGATTTTGCTGTTTTAGGACTAGATGTCATGATAAAAATTTATACGATTTTATTCTAACCTAATAAACAAGAAAAAACCCTGCACAAGGCAGGGCTTATGGAACATTCCAGCTCCGTTCTTATTATGAACGACTAAAATCAAATGTTGGTACGCCAGCAGGACGGAAGTTAACTGTTACTGCTTGTGCATCATCAGGAGTAACACCTAAAGAAGCAGAAGTTAATGTTGCGTCAAAGCTAATAAAACGACTAAGAGTGTCACTTACAGTTCCACCACTAAATACACGGTCTGTATAAAGCTTGAACGCTGCACCGACTTGTTGACGCTGAAGGACATCTTCAATCATGCGGTTAGAAAGAGAAGCATCTTCGTTTGTCATGTAAGCAGTTGCACTACCTGAACCATCACCAAATCCAGCAATATACTTTCTAAATGGAACGTACTGACCAGGATCACCACCGATTGTAGTTACATCAATTTCAGCTCTTTCAATTTCAAAAGACCACTCACTAACTTGACTAACTGATTCAAAAGCAGAATAAGCAACTTGAAACTCATTAGGAGCTGCTGCTGTTCCAACGTCAGTTAAATCAACAGCAGAACCACCATTTGTTGCTGATACAGTCAAAGCACCTGAAGCTGCTGTATAAGTTTTAACGTAGTAAACAGTCCCAGCAGATAATCCAGCAGGTAAAGTTCCTGTTCCTGATCCACCTGTAGAGGAATCAACAACACTAAACTTAACTGGATCTCCAACCTTGAGATTCAAGTAAGTCTCAACAACCATTGTCTCAGTACCGATGGTTACATCACCAGTACCAAAGGTTCCTGTTGTTCCTGCGGGTTTGTAATAGAGAGCACCTGATGTGCCAGATAAACAAGTAACGGCCATGAGGCTGCTGTAAAGATTTACATATAGATTAGCGTGTTATTCC